ATCGATGAAGTCCGAGAGATCACAGAAGATGGATTTAGAGCTGCTACTCCTACAACTAGAGCTCACCCAAACTCTCAAACGCTTCTTACCTCTAATGCAGGAGACGCTTTCAGCACTGTACTCAACGACCTACGGGAAAGAGCTATCGACTACCCACCCAAGTCTTTTGGATTCTATGAATACTCAGCTCCACAGTACTGCAAGATAGACGATCGCAATGCATGGGCTTTGGCTAACCCCTCTTTGGGATACACCATTACAGAAGAAGCGATTGAAGAAGCGATTGCTACTTCACCGATTGAAAACACGCGTACTGAGACTCTTTGTCAATGGATTGATTCGTTAAGTAGTCCTTGGCCGCATGGAGTCTTAGAGGACACATCCGATAGCACACTTGAAATGGCTGCTGGGGCTTATACTGTATTCGGTTTCGATGTCAGTCCTTCACGGCGGAACGGATCATTGGTCGCAGGACAACTACTTCCAGATGGAAGGATTGGCATCGGAATTCTGGAAACTTACAGCTCTCAGGTAGCCATCGATGAGCTAAAGATGGCGGCAAGTATAAAGGCATGGTGTGACATGTATAAGCCACGCCTAGTCTGCTTTGATAAGTACGCCACTCAGACTATTGCTGATCGCCTAGCCAATGCTGGAGTTATGGTTGAGGATGTTTCGGGGCAACAGTTTTACAAAGCCTGTGGAGACCTGCTCGAAGGCTTAGTCAATCATCGTGTAGTGCACAATGGGCAGGCAGAATTGATCCAACAGATGAATAACTGTGCAGCTAAAGTGAACGATTCGGCTTGGCGCATTATTAAGCGAAAGTCAGCTGGAGACATTTCAGCACCCATCGGTTTAGCGATGGTCGTGAGCAAGTTAATGATCCCTCAACCTAAGCCACAGATTTACACCTAGACACACCCTATGTAATATGTCAAATGCTTGACATGTGCTACCATTTATGTCTATGGGTAAATTATTGCAAGCCTTTGGTCTAGAATCTAAGCCTTTACTAGAAGCACAGTCTGCGCCTCAGGTTCTTGGCGAATACTCACCTTATGCAATGCCGTTTCAGACTGCCTACATTGGCAGAACAGAAGCGATGTCAGTTCCCGCACTTATGCGTTGCCGCAATTTACTTGCTGGCACTATTGGCGCAATTCCTTTAGAGCTTTACAAAAAATCAACAAATGAAGAATTAGGTTCACCTGCTTGGTTAGAGCAACCTTCTTACTCTCAGCCACGATCAGTAACGATTGCATGGACTGTGGACTCGCTTCTACTATATGGGCAAGCCTTCTGGAAAGTGGTTGAAGTTTATCAAGAGGACGGACGTCCTTCTCGCTTTGAGTGGATCGCTAACAATCGAGTAACAATTACTCTGGATAGCACAAATACTTTTGTTAAATCATATGCAGTCGATGGCACAACATTACCAATGGACGGACTTGGATCTCTCGTTACATTTCAATCATTAAGCGATGGCATCTTAAACACCGGTGCTTCAACAATTCGTGCAGCTATTGATGTACAAAAAGCAGCAGCAATCGCAGCAGCTACTCCAATGGCAACTGGTTACATTAAGAATACCGGTGCAGATTTAGATCCTAAAGAAGTGTCAGGATTACTAGCTGCATGGCGTACTGCTCGTAACAATCGCTCAACTGCATACTTGACATCGACTCTTGAATACAACCCAGTGTCATTCTCACCAAAAGACATGATGTACGGAGAAGCAATCTTTAATCTTGCTACAGAAATTGCCCGTCTATGCAATGTTCCTGCTTACTATGTTTCAGCAGATCAGAATAACTCTATGACTTATGCCAATGTGCAAGATGAGCGCAAGCAATTCTTAACACTATCTTTACAGCCATTCATTACTGCGATTGAAGATCGTTTGTCAATGGATGACATTACGGCTCGCGGCAATGTAGTGAAGTTTGATATTGATAAGAACTTTTTGCGCACTGATCCACTGCAACAGCTTGCAGTAATTGAAAAACTCCTAGCCCTTAATCTGGTTACTCAGGAACAGGCTATGGAAATGACAGATCTAACACCTAACGGAAGCAATGGTCTAGTATGAACCAAGTAATTACCTTCTCAGCTGATCTAACAGCAGACTCAGCCAATCGCACAGTATCAGGCAAGATTGTGCCTCTCAATGTCGAAGCAGGATCTACAAATATGGGCAAAGTAATTTTTGCCTCTGGATCTATTGCTATCGAAGATCCTAAGTCTATAAAGCTTTTAAGTCAGCATGACAATAAGAAACCTTTAGGCAGAATGGTTTCATTTAGCGAGTCAGAAAATTCTATCGATGCTGTATTTTCTATCAGTCGCTCACAGCGCGGCACAGAAGCTCTTATTCTTGCAGAAGAAGGATTACAGTCAGGTTTATCTATCGGGGCAGAAGTCCTAAAGTCAAAGATCAAGGATGGCGTGACATATGTATCCGCTGCTCGCTTGGTCGAAGTAAGTTTGGTAACAGAGCCAGCATTTAAGTCGGCTCAAGTTACTGATATTGCAGCAGAAGAATCTGCTGTAGAAGAATCAACCCAACCAACAGAAAGCGAGACAGCCACCGTGGAAGAAACCACTCCAGCAGTCGAAGCAACACCAGTTGAAGCACCAGCGGTCGAAGCTGCTCGCCCAACTGTTTCAGCAGCATACTACACAAAGCCACGCATTGAAGTTACAGCTGCTAAGTATGCAGAAAACTCAATCCGCGCAGCACTAGGCGATGAGGATGCTCGTCAATACCTACGCGCAGCAGCAGACACAACAGACAACGCAGGACTTGTTCCAACACGTCAGTTGTCAGAAATCATCAACCCACTCGGAACAACAATCCGTCCATCTATTGATGCAATCTCTCGCGGAGTGCTTCCAGATGCAGGTATGACTTTCGAGATCCCACGCATCACACAGATGCCAACAGTTGCGATCGAGCCAGAAGGCGATGCATTCAGCGACACAGATCAAAACTCTAACTTCTTATCTGTAACAGTACAGAAGTACGCAGGACAGCAGACATTTTCTGTTGAATTGCTAGATCGTACATCTCCAGCATTCTTCGATGAGCTAGTTCGCAACATGGCAGCAGCTTACGCAAAGGCAACTAACGCAGCAGTAAACGCAGCGTTGATCTCTGGAGCAACAACAGATGCGACAACAGTTGCAACATATCCAACAGCAGCAGAGTTGCTAGGAATTGTTGCTCGCGGTTCAGCTTCTGTTTATGGAGCAACAGCAGGACTTGCAAATCCATTTGCTCGCAACATGGTCGTATCAACAGGACAATGGTCAAACATCATGTCTCTTAACGATGCGGGTCGTCCAATTTACACGGCCACAAATCCGATGAATGCGGGTGGAGCGGTTGCACCAACATCATTGACAGGCAACGTTGCAGGACTCAACCTATACGTTGATCCAACAAACGGCGGCGATGGCGATGGAACAATCCTTATCGTCAACCCAGATGCTTACACATGGTACGAGTCACCAACATACCGCCTACGCGCAGAGTCAACAGCTAACGGATCAGTAACAGTTGGTTACTACGGATTCGGTGCTATCGCAACTAAGGTTGCAGCTGGCGCATTCAAGAACAACAAGGCGTAACAAACTCACTAAGTCGCTCTGGGGAGTAGTAGCCCTCTACTCCCCAGAGTCTTGAGAAAGGACATCATGGCACTTACAACAGTCGCAGAACTCCGTAGCACTCTCGGAGTCGGTACTTTGTATCCAGATGCAACCTTGCAGGAAGTATGCGATGCAACAGATGCAGTCCTACTTCCAATGCTGTGGACTCCTACTTATTTCACAGTAGCTCATGAGAATATTGTTGGGCAGGGAACTCTTTACTTTAACGATCCTGTAAAAGAAATCTTTTATGTTGGTCAAACAGTAACAATTTCTAATTCTGGATCCTCTTACAATGGCAGTAAAGTTATTACAGCCGTTGGAGATTATTCAATCAGCATGGTTACAAACCACGCGACAGCGCAGCCTAAGCACGCTATTGCGCCTTATGGCTCAGTCGCTTCAAGAACTTACACAGACTGGACTACCGATATGGCAGTGCAGCAAAGTGCTCTTATGATATCTGTTGAAATTTGGCAAGCACGCACCGCAACTTTGAGCGGGTCAAATGCTGTCGATTTCCAGCCAAGCCCTTACCGAATGAGCGCACAGCTTCTCGCTAAGGTGCGAGGATTGATCGCTCACGCACTTGATCCGCGTTCGATGGTGGGCTGATGCCTGTTGCTATCACTACTCTCAGAACCACACTAGCGACTGCTCTAGTCGATAACGCTAAGTGGCAGACTTTTGCATTCCCGCCAAGCGTAGTACTTGCAAACAGCGTGATTGTTAGTCCAGATGCAGAGTACATCGTACCTAGCAACAACCAGCACATCACTATTGCACCAATGGCTAATTTCAAGGTAATCATGACTGTGCCTTTGTTTGACAATGAGGGCAACCTAAACGGCATAGAAGATACTGTTTGTAGCGTGTTCGCAAAGCTAGCAGCTTCATCCTTGACCTATAATGTAAGCGCAATCAGCGCACCAAGTATTCTCGACGCGGCCTCAGGTCAACTTTTGTCGTGCGAGATGTCCGTATCAATCCTTACGAGTTGGAGCTAAAATGTCCGAGTGGGAAAAAGAAAACGAAGCCTTCCTGATCAAGATTGGGCAGGTAGCACCATCAGTATCAAAGCCAGCACCTACAAAGAAAGACGAGGAATAATCTCATGGCTGTATTTCTAAATAACAAAGTCGGTGTGAAGATTAACTCTGTTGATCTTTCAGACCATGTAACAGCAATTACACTTAACCGCACATTCGATGAGCTAGAAGTTACTGCAATGGGAGATTCCAGTCACAAATTTGTAAAAGGCTTGGAAGCTTCATCTGTAACTATCGACTTCCTGAATGACACAGCAGCAGCGAATGTATTGGCAACACTACAATCTGCATGGGGAACCACAGTGACATGTGTATTCCTACAGGAAAAGGGAACAGCAGTTTCTGCAACCAATCCTCTCTACACTGTTTCTCTGTTGATCAACAATACGACCGACATCAACGGTAGCGTTGCCGACATCGGCATGCAAAGTATTACATTTACTGCTAACTCAGCAGTTGTAGTAGCCACAACAGGCACATTCTAAAAAACTAACAAAGGGGCAAACCATGGCAAAACTAAAGATTGTTCGACAAGATGGAAGCGTACTAGAAGGCGAGATCACTCCAGCTGTGGAGTACTCATTTGAGCAGTACGCTAAAAAGGGCTTCCATAAGGCGTTTCGCGATGACGAGATGCAGACTTCGGTCTATTGGTTAGCATGGGAAGTAACACGCAGGTCAGGTGAAACTGTTAAGCCTTTTGGTATGGATTTCATTGAGACACTTAAAAGTGTCGAGGTGCTTGATTCAGACCCTTTAGCTTAAAGCGCGATCTTCCATTCACCTATCTAATTGCTAGGCTAAGCATTAGGTTGGGGATTGCGCCACAGCACTTATTAGATCTAGACAAGAATATGCTCGATGCATTAGTGCAAGGGCTCAAAGACGAAGCGAAGGAGACCAGCGATGCCAGTAGAATTCGCGGGCGTAAATAATCTTCGCAAAGCTCTTAAGGACTATGCACCAAATCTAGACAAAGCATTAAAGAAAGAATTAGCGGCTTTGGCGGAGCCTGTAGTTACTAAAGCTAGAGGTTACGCCCCTGCTGTACCACCCCTAAGTAATTGGGGTCGCGAGGGCGGTCGGTTTCCTAATTATAATGGCGAGAAGGTAAAAGCTGGTATAAGTTTCAGCACAGCCAAATCTAAAACAAACACTCGCGGTTTTTCATCTAGTGTTCGCATTGTCAATAAAACTGCTGCTGGTGCTATTTACGAAACAGCAGGAAGAAAAAACCCATTTGGTCAGCCGTGGGTAGGGCCTAAAGGGCCAGCAGGTAAAAGGTATTCACACTCTCCAAACAAGAGCGCAGGTCGTGACTTTATTAACGCCATGGGCGGGCAGATGAAAGGTCGCGGCGAAGATCGCGGCCGCTTGATTTATCGAGCTTGGG